CAAGAACATAAACCCTTATCCTTATCTTCTAGAGAAATATATATGTGGTTTATAAATTTGCAAAATTACGTTAAACGACATTTAAAAAATTGTTTATAATAAGTAGTATGTGTGATACGGACACAGGACCAAACACAGGTTCCATAATTTCTTTAAATGCTATAGGAAAACAAGACACGTATCTTTTGGACAATAATAAAGAAAATTCTCTTTATAAGTACGAACAAAAACAACACTCTAATTTTACTAAATTTCATAGGAATTTTAACGTTAACAGACCAAATGATCAAGTCATCAGTGATAACTGGCCTTTTGGTGAGACTATAAAAGTTACACTCAACCCAAGAAACATGGGTGATTTACTCTCTAACATGTACCTCTCTGTAAATTTACCCGGTTTATCAGGTGGTAATGAATATTTAGCGGATCAGATAGGAAGACACATAGTGAAATCAGTAACGATGCGTGTTGATGAATTAGTCGTTGAAAAGTATCACGCAGATTGGGGTATACTATATGACGAATTGTATTTAGACGAATCAGAAAAACGAACTAAAAGATATACAATAAACAGGAACTTGGCCGAAGATACGTCTCTCGAACCAGGTAATCAACTGTTAGGACAATACAATTCTAAACTACTTATTCCAATACCACTGTTTTTTTCGAGAAAGTATGAAAGTGACGAGTATGAAACCAATAAACCAAACCGACCGTATTTTCCTACGTGTGCTATACACAAACAAAAAATAATATTCGAGTTTGAATTTTTTCCAAAAGAATTTTTTACAAATAGTACGTCCACGTTTTCTCTCCAGAGTTTCGATATCATAACAGAGGAAATAACTCTAAATTCGAGTGAACGCACCTACCTATCAAATACAAAACAAACGTTTATAACAGATATAGTTAGGAAACATCCAACTATAGAAATAGAAGCTGGTAAACAAGAAACTAAACTCGAGCTCGTACCAAACGTACCCGTAAAAACACTTAATTGGTTTTTTAGACGCGATGAGTTTGAAAATGAAAAAATATCCGAAGGTGGTGGTACAACGCTTAGGTCAAATGTGTTCGCGAATCGTTACAACTTTTCATCAAACCCTGAATATTCAGTTACCAACGAATTTTATAATCCAGTAATGAAGAGTGCTAAAATATACGTAAACGGTCAAGATATACCAAACATTCAAGATAGTGATCACAAATATTTTAAATATGTGGTACCATTTTCGAGTAGATTATCACGACCTTTACGAAATATATACACGTATGCTTTCTCGATGAATCCGATTAATGTGGAACCATCGGGAAGCTTGGACTTTAGTCAACTACAATCAAACAGAACTGTTTTAGATGTTAAACTCAAAGAAGGACTCACGAATAACTATAATCTACACTTATACTACGTAGGTTACCAAACTTTTGTTTTTGAAAATGGATTCATGAGACTCGCTTACTAAACAATTCAGTCTTGTTTTGTTTTATGTAGTTTATTATGTTATTTTTTATGCACCATCTGATAAAATTCAACTGCGCCACAGTTGTGTGAATTTCATCATTTGTACCAGGTATAGTATAACTAATTTTAGAAGATCTACAAAAAGGATCGAATAACTTTTTACTATATCCATCTAAACTAGACTTATAAGCACAGTGTACGCTAAATATTTTACCATCACCAGTCTTATAAGATAAATTAGTTTTTTTAGAGTAATTCGTAATAAACCATTCAAGGTTACGTAAAGATATACCACCGGATTTGTTTAATATTTGACTAAGTATAGTTCTATTTTCAGGCACTTTGTAAAATGTATCGATCGAGTTTAATAGTATGTCTGATTTATTCATCTTATCTTATCTTATACGTTATTCGCTTTTATTTTTTAAGTAAGGTTAACCCCTACCAATACATCCTTACCTTCTAAACACTTATCATAAATTTGATTGGAATACACAGGTGGTGGCAAAACACCACGTGTGTGTTTAGGTATTTTAGCATTCTTACACATACCACATTTGCTATCGTATTTTTCCATGCTCATGCATAACTTACTCTGTTTATTATCCTTATCTATTCGTATAGCTCTACAATAATTAGACTGTGTCTCTAACGAGTGAAAATATGGTTCAACGCGATCAAGTTTTTTATTAGAAGATATAGCTATTATGGGTGCAATTTCCTTACGTAAAAAAACATCACTTTTTTTTACTATATCGTTGCGTAATATTCTATGTTTCATCTTAATATCGTAATCTTGTGGTTTTTCGACGTTCAAATATAAGTCCAGTGCATCAAAAGTATTTGGGCGTTTAAGTCGATGTGTATCTTCACACATACTTTCTATTATAAATTTTGTTTTCAATGCAACTTCATATCTTACACTCGTGTCTATGTATTGTTCTTCCATATAATGAATTCGTTCCGAATTTTTAAGCCTTTTGTTTGAAAAAATCGCTTATCTTTCTTTGATTAGGATCGTCTATAAGTTTCTTTTTTCTATTTGGTTTAGCTCTCGTTATTAGTTCCCCGAATATCTCTTCCTTAGGATCGTCAAACAGGGGTTCTATCAAATCACACACGGGGTTCAAAAACTTGTTCAGGAAATAGTATGGGTAATCTACGGGTAAATTGTGTTCCTCGGCGTATTTTGGATCCTCGGCTTTCTCGAACGCCTTTGCTTTAGGATCGTGTGTTTTAAGAAGTATATACGGAACTCTATCACCAGATTGTGGTTCGGAACCGGGTTGTCTCGCACGCATTTTATTACGAACCTGTACGTGCGATAAATTATCCGACTTATACGAATCACCCAATTGTTGCGAAAGAACAAGCTTCTCGTTAGGTACCTCCCCTTCGAGAAGTTCTATGGCACGTTGTAATGCCAAAGCTTTAGGGGGACCCGTATCGCTACTCTCTAAAACGACATCGAGTAACTCTTTACACACTTCACGTACGTGTGGTGTGTTGTCACGACGAACAAGTTGAAGACCCTTAACATCTATATAATCCATGTTCATGTTACCATCTTTACCCTTTGTCCAAAGTTTAGCCGCATACCGTTTCTTCGAGTACAAAAAGTAAGGACAATATACCTTTTCCAGTTCGAGATTGTTCGGTTTTTTAAATAAGTGCGTACACTCTTCCGCAGCGCGTTCACCTATTTCCCAACTGTACTTTATAGCTTCTTCACCTTGACGATCACCTACGTCAAATTCAACCATGACAGAATCTGTATTATGAACTACAAGATCACCCGGACCCACGTGAAAATGATGGGATTTGGTTGTTAAATCATACACGTAACCATATGTTTTTCCAAGACATTCAATTTTTTTTATTTTTTGTGGATCTTTTCTTTGTAAAGACTTTGTCCATGTTTGTCTAAAAACATTTACTTTATCAGTACGCGTATTTATAGAAACATTGTACCCCAATTTTCGTCCTAACATATACATTCCCATACTCCCTTCTTTACCTTTTATGTCCATATCCCCACCAGCCATATAATACCCATCTACAAAAGACTGGATAATTTCCGATGATGCATTTAAAATACATGACGGTACTATCTTTTCTTTACCACACGATCCATCGCCAAAGAAAAAACCCATAACTTTTGCTTCTTCTCTCGTAATACTTGTATCAGTACATGTATCGATAGATTCAACACAATTTCCGTGAAGTAACGCCGTTCCTACACCAACCTGCGTGGGTTTAGCAATCTCCTTATTTTCGAGTAAAAGACTATGATCTTCAGTCACGTCGACTATACCGGTATGTGTTACAACGCGATGGATATTTTTATTGGTTTTGTGACGTACAATTTGTTGAATTGGTGTAAACCCATTTTCGGTCCATACCTCGGCATTTATATACCCAATTTCCTTACCGTCATCGCGTAAAGTATATTCATTTACGAGTGAATCAATGCGACACGTATGTACAGTACCGTTTTGGCGAATAAGTAAAGGTGTATCTGGTGTCACTGAATCACCATACCTTACCTTTGCACCCGGGAAATTCTTTTCTACATACGCTTTTGTTTCATCGATCATACTCCTTCCTTTACGCGTTACCGAAGATGCAATAGGGACACACGGTAACATACCTTTAGATGCACCCGTAAAACCATAAACGGAGTTCATAGACACTTTATACGCCAACTGTTTACCGTTATACATTTGTTTCAAAGAACCCGTAGAATTTGCCATATCTTTCTTAGCCTGTTTCCTAAACTGTTTGAGTTCCAAAAGAATACTCGGTAAGAGACTCGGTACGTTCTGAACAAACTTAAACTGTCCAAACGTCTCGATTTCCAAATTAGGGTACTTTTCCTTATTTTCGTATTTAGGATCCATTATAAGTGTTGAATAACACAAATTGTGTGCCATCATAATTGATGGGTACAAGGCTTCAAAATCAAGCGCGGTTATGGGTGTATAATACGCACCCTTTTGAGCTTCCAGGACGGTTGCACCTTCATACCCTTCAACCATACCTTCACCCCACGCTATAGTTGGTACCAGGTACCCCATTTCTCGCGCCTTTTTCGTCAACTGACTGAACACTTTGATTTGTTGACCACGCTCGACGAGGTAAGATAACGGTACCCACGTCGCTTTCGCCATCTCCAGGAGATTGATAAGGATACACAGTTTAGACAAAAGTCTGTGTGGTAAAAGAGTATCCTTAATACAGTATTCAGCAACCTCGCGTAACTTTACGGGATCCTCTTCGACGAATCGCACAAACATCTCTTTCGCAGGCATATCTATTTTTTGATCACCCAGGTACAGTTTAGAAACGTTATCGAGTTTATATGAATCAAGTTTGTACCCTTTCTTAACCTCGTGAAACAAATCAAAAACGAAACGTCCCGGTATAGGAACGAGTTTCAGGTCGTTATGACCCAAAGCACTCGACGATAACTTTTTATACACCATTCTACACCGATAGTCCCTGAGTTTACTCAAATTGAAAAAGGATGAACCACACGAATTCAGTTCGGCTCTTTTCATTATATACTCCATATCAAATCCAAAAATGTTCCAGCCGGTTATAATATCAATGTCCATATTTTGCATGTACTTACTAAACGCAATCAACATATCACGTTCCGTATCGTAACTCAAAATAGAACACCCTTCGAGGTTCGAATCAGTTTTCTTATAACAGAAACACGTCTTATCGTAAGGAACGTCGGTACCGAAAGTACAAAGGGAAACAGCAATCTGAAAACACGCGTCACCTTCTATATCCGCATCAGGAAACTTACCAGTAGAACTGTTACACTCTATATCGAGAGATGCAACTACAAATGGTGCTGTTTCGGGTTTATCAACAGGTTTAAGTTCTCGCCAATCAGGACACGTCAAATCTATATCGACGTTCGCGATATTGTTTTCATAACACGAATCACCCGTATCTAACCACCCAGTCGATTGTATACCCGTTCTATGCATGAGTCTCAAAACCGGATCGAGGTTCGTCTCGAAAAGTTTAAGTTTTGTAAATTCATCAGGTAGTTTATGTTTTAGTTTAGAAACCAAACGCCTTCTATCACCGTACGTTAAACAATCTATTTTCATAAAGTAAAATTCTTCGTTATTCTGAAATCCCCACACGTCTTTGTACTTTACAAGACTATATTCGAAAGTTATATCCGGACACACTTTACACATTTTATCAAACCAAATAATAGCTTGATTTTTAACTCTTTCGCGAGGTAACTTTACGAAAAAGTACGGTTTGAATTCGGTCGTCACGCATACCGATAACCCGTCTTGAGTTTTACCGAACACGTGTACCAAGTGGCTTTCGTCATCGTCTTCTGTTTCCCAGGTAAGTGCTTGAAAAACGACCATTTTTCTTACCTCGTTAACGCCCAATTTTTTTAATATAGTATAATAGTAAATATGTCAGCTGCTTTGATTGACCTCGTCTCGGTCGGTGCCCAAGATGTCTACATCACAGGCGACCCACAAGTCTCCTTCTTCAGACAAAACTATAAACGTCACACTAACTTTGCCATTAAACCAGAACGACTCGATTATATCGGAACGTTTGGTTCGGGGAACGAAGTTTCTATCCCTATCAAATCCAAGGGCGATCTTTTAAGTTACGTTTGGATTGAAAATCCCAATATTAACCATAATAATGATAGCCATTCTATTTTCAAATCGGCTAATGGAACTTCAGATGAAACTACACCAACCGAATTTACACTTTGGATCGGTGGTCAAGAAGTATGTAAATTGGATACATTGTTTATCAATACCGTACATAACACACTTTATAATGAATCTCAAGCAAAGGCGACTTGTGCAGTAACAACACAAACACAAGGTGTTAATGAATCTTTCAATTCTTACGTAATTCCATTTTTCTTTAGCGAAGACTGGACAAAATCGCTTCCACTTGTTGGTCTCCAATACCACGAAGTCGAAATAAGAATTAAGTGTAGAAACGGTACTTTCCAACCTTCAAGTAAACCAAAAGTATACGCGTCGTATGTATTCCTCGACACTCAAGAACGCGAATTCTTCACGAAAAGCGAACACGAACTTCTTATCACACAAACACAATACCAACCAATGAATGAAACGGATAAGTCTATAGACCTTACGTACTTTAACCACCCAGTTAAGGCCGTTCACGTAGCTGCCGGTAACAATGAAAATACATCATACACATTTTCAGATGCTTCCATGTACATAAACGGTGTTGCTTTGTTCGAAAACATGTCTAGCGAATACCACAGACACGTTGTTCCAACGAGACACTGTTCGGTTCTCTCGGATAGTTTATCCGAGGAACAAATATATACATGGCCATTCTCTCTTACCATGAACAAATCTCAACCAACTGGTACTCTTAACTTTTCGCGAATCGATAACGCTACGATAAAAATAAACGGAACACCTACTGCAACTGCTGTAGATATGATACGTGCTTACGCGGTCAACTATAACATTCTCAGGATTAAGAATGGTATGGGTGGTGTCGCTTTTGGTAACTAAATTATTATAGTGTATTATATTAACAATGCACTTATTAGCACTCGTATTATCAGTGTTAATGGGTACTATATATTACCAAATTATGGAAAGTTCTATACCAACAGATTCAAATTGTAGTTATATGGCATCGCCCACTACCGATTACCTTGCATTTTTATGGGGTATAATTGTAATGTATTACGGTTACTACAAATACGATAACCCACTTTTAACATTTTTAGGTTCTACGGTTATAGTAGAACATATTTATCAACTCAAAAGGAAATAATACCTAATTAGTACCCGAAGATCCAAAACCACGGTTTCCGCGCATAGTTTTATTCAACTCATCCACTTCTTCAATTAATGGTGTTAAACACTTCTCTAAAATTAACTGAGCGATTCTATCCCCCTTTTTAATTTCGAACGGGACGTTCCCGAGATTAAAAAGGCACACTTTTAGTTCACCCGTATAATCGGGGTCAATCACACCAGCACCCACGTGTATTCCATACTTTACGGATAAACCGGATCTTGGTGCAATTCGACCGTAACACCCCATTGGTATAGACGCACATATACCCGTACTCACGATTTCCCTAGACTGTGGTTCAATGACTATATCGTTCAAACTATACAAATCGTAACCGACCGAACCCGGGGACGCGCGTGTAGGTAAAGTAGCTTCTAAATTTATTCGTTTGATTTTAAGTGTTTCCATAGTATTTTATTATACTAAGAGTGTTTTCTTTATATGTCTGTAGTACACGATTTATCTGCAAAAAATATATAAAAACTCAATACAAAAATTAAAAGTGTCAATAATATACGCTGATATTGTGGGAATAAAGAAAGACCCAAAATGAGTACACAAAAAATATACATGTAAAAAAATTGTATATATTCAAAAAAAGATCTAGTGTAACGATCAAATCCCGGAGAACCTGGGTACGAAACAAAGATGGCATCACTTTCACGTTTTTTATCCATTGGTCCAAAGTTCTTGAAAATCTTTTCATCTTCATCAACGCTCATGAAATTATATTTTTTACATAAAGTGTTGAGATTAATTTGATCATCCAAACATTTCACGCTAGCTTCTTCTGTTAACACAATAGTTAATTCTTTCTTATAACCCATATACATACCAGCATTAGCCATACTTTTTTTGGTACATTGTCCAAAAATTAAAGAACGTCCCATTTGTGAAAAGTTTTCTGGATCTTTTGACATTAGAACTCTACAATTACATTCTTTGAAAAGTTTTGTTATATTTTTAAGGGGTTTATTTATTTTTGTATCGAAACCATCTATAAAAACTATGATATCGTCATCGTTTTTTGTTTTCATATATTCCAAAACGCCTTTTGATTTATCGGAATAACCATGCCACTCGGTACCCCAACCTAAAACTTTTATAGGGACATCAAACTTATTATTTACAAGTTCTTCGAACATCCCTTGGGATTTATTGGCATACGTAACAATCTCAACCTCATTAAGTTTATTTTCCTGAACCTCGTATCGTTTCTTTTGTGAATCCAAATTTACAGCGTAAGTATTAAAGTTCATCTATTATTATTATTATCTCAGAAATAAATAAGAATGTGGAATACATTTTTAATATTGATATTAATATTATTTTACATTTATTTTACAGCCGGAAATACCATAAAATTTGTAGAGTCTGATGGTGGTGATACAGGTTATAAAGTTGTTGATATATTCGAAGAAAGTGAAGTAAACTATATTCTTGGTCTGATAAACTCAAAGAAGTATACGGATGCTCAAAAATTTATTCATAATCATAGCGGTTTATTGAAATACATTATGTATCATATCGGCGAAGATTATGTTTTCGCTGATTATATATATACGATAGAAAAATCGAGTGTATCAACATGTCACCGCGATGAAAGTGGATCTGTATTTAATCCGTCTTTAAAACATCCATCGTATACAATTATATTTTACCTTGAACCCATGGAATCGTGTCTCGATGTAATTCCAAAAAGTCATAAGGAAAGGAATATAATGTATATAACAAAGTCTTTGGAGAGTGTTCAGTGTACGCCTGGTCAGGCGATTCTTTTTAATGCTGACCTTATACATTCTGGTTCTATAAATAAACAGAACGATAATAAGAGAATTCAAATGAAAATAGTTCATAAGGATGATTTGGAAACATTACATTTTTTGAATAAATATTACAAAATTGGAGATGCTACAAAGGATACTTCACTTCGCAGTACTCTCTTTTATCGTAAACTTTCGTGTATGTTTCCAGGTGTAGCCGACTTAACTAAAAATGGTAATGCGATTCCACCCTTTTTTAAGTATATGTTCAAGAAGTTAGTTTATGGAAATGAGAATAACTATAAACTTAAAAACGTAGAAATGTAATGGAATTATATTCTACATTGTAAAGATCCAAATATAAGCCATGCTATTAATACATCAACACTATAATGTTCTCTGGTCGCAATTGTCAATATGGATGTAAGTATTGGCCAAATTGGCCATAATATACCATTAACAAAATAGGAAATAACTATGTTAAACGTCGTGTGTCCTGAAAACATAAAATCATTACAAAACCCAAACGGTGGTTTAAGTTCACATTTTTTCATACTGGGAAATGTTGTAACATAATTTGTTAAAGTTCTAAATAAATACATTAACCCCATCGTAATTAAAAATGTTTGTTTTTTATTTTTAGCCCACCCACCGAAATTATAAATCAAAAAGAGTGTCGGTATAATCAATATATAATCGTTAATATAATCGTACTTTTTGAGGTTTGGTAAAAGTTTAAATCCTAAATCATATATTTTATCATTTTCCTTAACATTTCTTTTATATGAAACATAGTACCCTGTTATAAGATTAAATGTGAATGACACCAATAGAAATAAATAAATATTCAACATATACTATATAAGTATAAAAAAATAATAATACGTATATTTAGAAATGAGTCTTAAGATTATTATGGGTAACATGTTCTCCGGAAAAACGACCGAACTCGTTCGTCGTTTAAAAAGGTACCAAATCATAGGTAAACGTATTCTCGTTGTAAATTCGTATAAGGATACACGATCACACGAAAGTGTTCTTAAAACACACGATAATACAGAGTTTGAGTGTGTAAAAATAAAGAATCTTCGTGACTTGAAATACGAAAACGTAGATGTCATTGCCATTGACGAAGCGCAGTTTTTTAGGGGTTTGAAAAAGTTTGTACAAAGGGCACTCGACAATAATAAAACCGTTCTATTAGCGGGTCTAGATGGTGATTATAAACAAAGAAAGTTTGGCGAAATCGTAGACTGTATTCCTCTCGCCGATAAAGTTTTCAAAATATCGGCCATGTGTATGGAGTGTATGGATGGAACACACGGTCCTTTCACGAAACGTATCGTCAATAACTCTAGAAGAGAACTTATAGGTGGTAATGATTTGTATAAAGCCGTGTGTCGCAAACACCTTTGATTTTTTATACTCTATTAAAATAAATGTTCACGGTCGAAGAACCTTACGGATTCACACAATTCCAAGCTTGGATAATAGCACTCACACTCGGAATTGTCATACACAGGAGGCGTCAGAGATCGGAAAATTATATTCAGTATTAATATAAAACAATGCAATTACAAAATAAAGGAACTTTTATGAGCGCGGTATTCGCAAATCTAATTTTTCAAGGTCTCGTTGCGTACCAATCTGCAAAAACAGTTTTAGAAAATCCACAATATAGCGATTTTATGGCGCGAAATGCGCTTTTGAATTTATTATTGTTACTCGGATTGTTCTTAACCCTAGTTTTTGTCAAAATGGGTTTACCGGTTAAGTTTATGATTTTCACACTTATATCCGCACTCATAGGCGCGTACATATCTCCACAAGCTGACGCTAAGGAATCTCTTCTCGAAGTTGTCGGTATATTCATAGCCTTGTTTGTTTTGGGTTTATTAAGTGTACAGTTTGGTTTAGATTTTAGACCTATGGGTATTTTTCTTTTCTTGGCTCTCTTAGCATTGCTAGTATCGAGACTATTTAGTCCAGATAAAAAGAAATACGCAAAAATAGGTTCGCTCATATTCGCACTTTTTGTAGTTTACGATACAAATAATATTTTACAAAAAAATTACGGGGGTGATTTTATAAATGCGTCCATGGACTACTTTTTAGATATACTAAATTTGTTTCAGTATAACACAGAAGAATAAATTATTAGTGTATTATAATACATGCGAGTTCATTTAAAAAAAAGTCCGCGTTTTGATAAAAAGTTTAGAGTCACTTTTGAAAACGGTAAAATAGTCGATTTTGGGGGTAAAGGGTACACGGATTATACGAAACACAAAGATCCTTTACGTATGCGTTCGTACGTCATACGCCACGGTGGTTACGTTCCTCATATAGTCCAAAAACAAACCGATCGTAGACTCGTTCACAAAAACATGTTAGACGTTACGCGAAGCGATAAAGAAAACTGGACGAAATCAGGTATCTATACCGCTGGGTTCTGGTCACGTTGGCTCTTATGGAGTTATCCAACACTCAAAGGGGCTAAGAAAATCATTTCTAAGAAGTTTGGTTTAACTTTTGTCTAATACCACGCCTTTCGAGGTTTGCTTTGAGCGCCTTCATTAAATTTGCACGAGGGTTACTCGCCATTGGACGTACCCGTGGACTACTACTAGGAACAGGAGGACGAGGAGGAAGACGGCGAGGTGGTACAAGAGGCGCCGGTGGAATTTTACGTTTTTCGACGTCACCGAGCAAAGATCTACACGTACGCAAAAGTTTTCTCGTTTCGCGAACCTGTATTTCTAACGCAGGTGGTTTCCTTCTTCGAATTTTTGCCTTGAGTTCCTTTTCAGAAAGGGCAACGCGTTTACCTTTTATTTTCTTAGTCACGCGAAGACCGAGTCGCTTTGCTTCATCCTTAAGAATTTCAAACTTCATTTATATTAACCAATATAATTTTATTTGTTTAATATAAATGGATCGTTTACAATATTTCCTATTATTGTGTTGTATTTGGTTCGTCGTCTCACTCGTACCTTTAAAAATATGTCCGTGTATATTTTTTAGTAACGTAACAGTAAACGGAAAACCTGTAAAAGACAAATGTTCTGATGGGTGTAATACCCTCAAAACTATTTCAAACGTATCAAGAACTCTAGTATTACTCTCGTGTTGTTATTTAATACTTTTTTACTCGTCTAAATAAAAAAATTATCTGTTCTGTACAATTTAGCCTGGAACGCTCCACCTTGACCTAAAACAGAAACGGACTCGTTACCATAGAGTTCCTGACACCCAATATCGTCCATACAATCACGATTATCGTGTGTCACGGGAAGAGAATATATTTGTTCACCAGGCGTTACCGTATAATAATGGTACCTGTCTCGTCTCCCCCTAACTTCTTTACCGAAAAGCGGTAACGTTTCTTCGTCAGGACCTACAAGAACACCCATTTGTTGAACGTACCCGGGTTTATACTCTTTGATCGGCGGTTTTCTAAATTCCTTTTCAACGGGTATTTGTACTGGAACCTCTACAGGTACTTCTATGGCTACTTGTTCCTTAACCACGGTGGGGTTATACAACTGATACAATACTACAAACAATAACACTAAAATAGCTACGTAAGTTAATCTTTGTTTCGTCTTAACTTTCATTTATATGTACCAAGAAGTTATTTTTTATTAGAAAATTTTGATAAATCTATTCGACCAAGTCTAAATTGAACGAGCATCCAGAGACTAAAAAGAAGCGTTTTCAAAAAATTGTTTGCCTCTGTATCGTCCATTTTGTATATGGGACCCATGATTCTACCAAAAAACGTTTCTTCCTTTTCGTTTCCTGTAACCATCATTTCCATCTGAGTTAACGCACACGTATCGTCATTCACGGACCAATGGTAAAATATGAAAGGAACGAGTAAAGAATAAAACTCAAGGTTCTTCTTGTTTTTCATAAACGGAACAACGAGCATAGTTATAAAAAACACTAAATGAATGAAGAATATAATGTTCATAACTATTAATATGGACAAAGAAAAGAAACTCCCGAAAATATGGCATCCACAACAAGAAAAAATATTAAAGTCCTGGGGTGAAGCTGCTGCGTGTTACCGTTACATGCACTACCAAGCCTATTGTTCTTATAAAAATCTAAGTATGAAGTTCACAATACCACTTATTATTGTAAGTACAGTTACAGGCACAGCAAACTTTGCTCAGGAAACGTTTCCACCTACAGTTCAACCGTACGTACCTTCGGCTATTGGTGGCTTGAACTTAATCACTGCTATTGCAACAACAATCATGCAATTTCTCAAAATCAATGAACTTATGGAAGGTCACCGTGTCGCTTCGGTACAATATGGTAAACTCTCGAGAACTATCCGTCTTGAACTTACATTACCCTTGAGTGAAAGAATACAGGATGGCACGACCATGGTCGAAAACTGTCGTAACGAATACGATAGACTTATCGAACAATCACCGAATGTCCCGAAAAAAACTATCGATGATTTTGAAAGAGAATTCCCAGACGATAATCAGTTCTTTAAACCTGAAATCATGCACATACAACCTATCATGCCATTCAAAGCCATCGCCGAAAATACAGTCATGACCAAACTCAAAGATGCAATTGGTGGTACCGCTAAACGCGAACTTAAACGCGAACTCGATGAAATACGAGGTAACGTGGCATCGGCAAAGAAAACCGTTAAAGCCGATATCGAACGAATCGAGGAACGTAAAAACGAAATATCGGATTTAAAAGATAAGGGACTCGTAAGTTTGAAAGGTGACCTCATGAAAGAACTTCGTCGACGCACGGAACTCATGGAAGTAGTTACAGAATCACCGAAAGACGATTCACGAGATACGCCACCATCAGAAAAAGAGCAAGGTTAAAGACTGTGACACACATCAAGTAAGGGAAAAGTTTCCTTTTTAAAGGATCTAAAACACGTTTTTGAAGCGTCGCATTTTCCATAATAATATCTAAAGCTTGAGTAGCGAGATCACTTTCTCCATTTTCATTTTGATTTTCATTTTCATTGGACATGGACGCCTTCGTTACAATACATAAACAAAAAAAGAATGTAAATATTTCGCTCCATGAAAAAGAAGTTTCTGACCTGAAAAAACACCTCGACGAAGGTAAGAATGTATTTTTGTGTGGTGCATCGGGGTTCGGTAAAAGTTTCATTTTAAACCAAGTTCTAGACGAAACGAACAGTTTAGAAATCAACGACGATACGTTACAGAGAAAAGATTTGTTTCTTAGTACGATACGAAACTCTAACAAACACGCAATCATAGAAGATTACGAAACGGATGTTCACGTTCTAAAACATATAATCGAATCCGTAGCCGAGGGAAAAAGTGTTACGAAGAAACAACTCGTCGTAACGTCCAAAAATGTTTTTTTCATAGACAATTTCGTAACCATGATTATACCTAAACGCGAACCCGAAACTATTGTAAAACTTAAACCGAAACACCCGAACGCGTTAGTATCCGCGAAAATGTGTAACGGTAATCTACACAACTTTTTCCACTATATCGATTACCCCCACAAAAAAGATATTTTCAAATCGGCAAAGGATTACGTAACCGATATTTTGTGTATCGCAAACGAAAAGGTAAACATAACGAGTAGTATACACGAACACGGTCACATTTGGTCTATAATATCCGAGAACTTCCCCGATGCCCTCGACGACAATATGGATAAGGTTTCATACTCTTTAAGTATGGCGGATATGTACGACGAGTACATGTATAAAGGCGATTGGGAGATGATGCCTTACTTTGCACTTTACGCGATAAAAATACCCAAATCCTATTTTACGAAACAACTCGATCCCGATAAAGTTAAACCGGGTAAGTTCTGGACAAAGTTCGGGAACCAAAAAATGCGTCAACAAAAGGTTAGAAGCATACAAGTTAATTCAAATACAAATATGTTACACCACGAGTTCATGCTTTTACGAGAATACGCCAAAAAAGGTGACGTATCAAAATTCAAAGAGTATTCCTTAACACCCCAAGATTTTGATGTTATGAACCATCTCGGAATACAAAATAAACTCAAACAAAAAGAAGTTACACGAATCAAAAAAATGATTAAAGAAGAAATAGCATAATAATTAAAAAAAAAATGAACGTTGTTACGACCAACGAAGAAGAAGAATTTAAAATAACACGCGTCGTAGGTAACGAAATCTTTTACTATGGCGAAATAACCAACGAAGATATACTCGAATTCATAGAGGAGTTTAAGAAACTCGAGATCGCACTTCTCAAAAAGAAAGCCGAACTCATAGGCTACGAACCGTGTGTACGCGTCCACGTGTGTAGCGAAGGTGGTGATTTGTTCGCGGGTCTAAGTGCCATGAACATACTCGAGAAGTCGCGCGTCAATGTCGTTACCATAGCACAAGGTGCGTGTTGTTCAGCGGCTACATTCTTACTCTTGGGAGGACACGAACGACGTATAGGTAAGAACGCACACGTACTCATACACCAAATATCGACCTCGGGATTCTGGGGGAAATACGAGGAAGTTAAGGACGAAATGAAAATGTGTGATAAACTTATGGAAATGGTTTCGAAAACGTATAAGGAAAAAACCAAAATACCCGAAAAACAGTTCAATAAACTCATGAAACGCGACGTATACTTAGACCCCGGAGAGTGTATCAAATACGACGTCGTTCACGCGATTGACTAGATCCCGAATACAGACTTTTCAGGCCCCGAAGGGGTCTAGGTCTAGTGGTCGTATCCCTTCGTCGGACTCTTAACTTCAGACCCTACGGGTCTGGGGGTTTCTTAGGTCTATATACCTCTTATACAAACCTATGATCGTTGCTATTATTAAAAATATACACAAAGTATTCGCATTTATGGGAATAACTTGACTTTCTGGAGGTTTAAGTCTTTCCATACGACTATAGTCAACTACAGGTGGTACTGCCATAGATATTACTTACTATACTCGTATGAAAATTAATTTAGAGATTTTAAGCGCAAATTTACAAATAAAAAATGAAAAGAGTTGCCGTAGATATCGACGAAGTTCTCGTCTCGTTCGTACGACCCATGGCAAAGTTCCGTGGGTACAAAATGCCGACCGCTAAAAGGTACCCTTACGTCTATAAAGATATGTTTAACATTACCGAAACCGAATCGCGAAACATGGTTCATGATTTTTACGAATCCGAAGAGTTCGCGAAACTTAAACCGATCCCGGACGTGTGTAAACAAATGGGGTATTTACGCAAACACGCCGATAAAATATATATCGTCACGGGTCGCCAAAGTTACGCGCGTACACAAACCGAGAATTGGCTCGAGTACTGGTTCCCCAAAACCTTCGACGATCTTATCATGACAAACAGTTATACGGACCACGAAATCGAGAAACACGAAATATGTCGAAGTCTTGCTTTAGACTCAATCATCGACGATAGTTTCGACGTGTGTACAAAATGTAACCGTATCGGTATCGACGCGTATAATATCGTCGGGTACGGTAAAATACGGTACCCGTGGGCCATTGAATCGAGTATGCAAAGAGCTTGGGGTTAGTATTTAATTAATACAATACCTGATCCACCACCACGCGCACGAGTACCACTTGAATCACCCTCACCACCACCACCACCACCAGTGTGTGGCAAACCAGCTTGTGCATTACCCGAACCAGAACTACCATTACCACCACCACCATTACCACCATTACCACCTGCTTGTTGTCCAAATCCACCACCAGCACCACCACCAGCAAACCAACCACTATCACCATATGTTGTTACAAAAACAGAAGAATAATCTAGACCAACTCCACCATGTCCACCGTTATCTTCATTATAACCAGCGCCACCAGCGCCGCCACCACCACCACCCACATTATAACCATTTGGTAATCTCCCACTTCTACCATTACCACCACTATTACCTTGTCCAGAAGTTCCAGAACCACCGGAACCACTAGAATAAGCAGTCGCACCACCACCAGAACCACCATTACTCCCTGGACCAGGTTTACTACAGTCAGTTCCACCTCTACCACCACCAATAACGGTGGTTAAACCTGTAAATTCAGTATTAAAACCATTTGACCATGATCCGGGTTGTCCACCGTTTTGATACCCACCGTCACCAACTTTAATTGTTTTTTGTCCCGATAAACTTTGATTTGTATAATATAACAAACCACCTGCACCACCGCCACCACCGTGCCAACATCCTGCACCAGCTCCACCACCAGCAACCATTAAAACGTCTGCACCCGTAATACTTGATGAAGGCGTCCAAGTATATGTTGTTTGGTTACTCGTCGTCGAAGGCGTACCTAACGTACCCCAAGTATACGTTCCACTAGGTGAATCTGAATACACGTGTCCCGCATTTGTTGCAGCCGATACCGTCGAATACAAACCCGAATAATCACTCGAGCTAAAAGTACCATAGTGTAAAGCAATTATAGTACTAGAGATACCACCACCACTACCCTGCACGAATTCGATATCATTTTCTACCCAGTTATACATTGCACCACTTGAAGAATTAGAACCCTTCACAAAATAAAACGTTGCACCCCATGTGAGTGTGTCTGTCCACATCGCGAGATTATCATTACCGTATATACTAGTTTTAAAGTTCGATATAAAATTACTACCCGATAAAGTAATACCATCATTAAAAGTTTTTAATTTGGGGATACAATGTGAATAGAACCATTCAGATGCATTACCTTGACTGTTATAATTATAACTTAGTGTACCCCAAGACGCTGAATATTGTATATCTGTATTCTGTGTATTTGAATCGGAACCCATATTACCATACATACCAATAGAAAAATTGAAAGTGTCATCAATACATTCAACATCAAGTTTAAATATACCTTGGGTGACCCAACCATGCTTTATAGTAAATGATTTACCGTGATGAGTCTGTGTTTCTGTATAGACAGTCCCATCTCCACCATTGATAGAAGCAAATGATATGTAGCTTGCTGATGTCGTCGATGGATCGTAGATGTAAAAATCACCCCACCCATCAAACCAATCACCAGACCAGTCATTCCAATAATACCGGTTACCAGATGGGGACAAAGCCCCTGAAGAGGGGTTATACCCACTTGGAATTAATCGTGTAGACGCCACCGTTGTCATATCTTTAGATGGTACGTTTGTATACATTGTATAACCCTGAGTACCAGTTAGACCTTTGGATCTCAATAAGTCAGGGGTAGAAACACCACTAACTTGTCGATTAGAAAAAGCGACCGTACTCCAATCGTATGAGAATGAAGTCGAGTTATTACGCCATTGCGCTTGCAAATCATCTCCACCACCTTCTTCACCAAACGTCATACGAAAATCATAATACTCACCACCAGTTAAACTTACACCGGCACTTGTTACCGTTTGCATACCGTGTAAACCACCGTTATCAACAGTTTCATTACTGTAACTAGGATTTAGAGCACTTGTACCAACCCACATGTGACTGTTATCATCAGATCTTGTATTAAAATAATACGTACTTGTAATCGGCGCTTTAAAATATCCAGTCCATAAATACGAATACGTTTCATCACCGTTAACTGAAGTTTGTCCACTTGAAGCCGTGCTTATATTTGTAAAATTTGTGACACGACTTCTACCCGGTGAATTATGTGTATAAACAGGTGTTCGTGTATCGAACCATGTTTGGTTACCAGAATATCCACCGTAATGATAATTATCGTTGTAATACCCCCATTCAAAACCCGAACTATACGTATACGTAGGTGTAGGAGTGCTAATAATTTTATTAATAAAACTACTCAAACTTATTGTACCGGACGAAACTGATGAACTTCCGTCTGTAAAACTTATATTATACAACTCAGACATGCTATGAGGCGCCGTGTCTTGAAGTATAGTGTTTAATATATTATATAAATCCGGTGAAGAACCAACCGACATTTATTTATATAATATAATATACATTTTTCACAAATATAAAGGCGACTCGTGCGTGGGCCATGCAAAGAGCTTGGGATTAAGCTATGTAACGAATTATGACTATACCTGAACCACCATCACCACCAGCAACGTTATTACCAGCACCACCACCACCCGAACCCGTATTAACTTGTCCATTGAGTAAACTCCCCGACGCTGATAACGAACCACCTCTTCCACCTATACCAGAAGCGGGTGCAGCATAATCACTCACACCCGCACCAGTTCCACCACCACCACCAGCTGCATAGTACAGTGAATTTCCTGATATAGTTGATATTTTACCCACACCTCCAACTGATACAGTGCCCTCGTCTCCACCATTCTCACCAACACCACCAGCGCCACCCCCACCAGAACCACCACCGGCGCCGGTACCGCCATTATTACCATACCCACTGGATGATGAAGACGGTTGTGTCGCTGAACCAGCAGTACCACTCACTCGAGAACCACCACCACCACTACCCCCGTTTGTAGCATTCGAGGTGTTTCTCGAACCACCTCCACCGCCACCTAATCCAATTATACCATTAAAAGAAGAATTTGTACCATAACCACCTTTTACAGATGCAACAGTACTCCCCGCCCCTCCTGTGCCGACAACAACTGGAAAAGTTCCTGTACTCACCGTGACGCTACCATCTACAAAACCACCGGCACCACCACCACCACCAGCGTGCCCGAATCCACCACCGCCACCACCGGCCACCACCAAATACTCAACATCACGTCCTGATGGCGTAACAAAGTTCCCAGAACTTGTGAATGTATGTACAACGTATCCGGTAATATAAGTTATAGTACCACCCGTCGCGTGAAGGACCAGAAACGATTTCGCATAGTTCCAAAACTTAAAGTTTTTCACGTACCCGTCGAACTCTTTACCGAGAATGAACTCTTTCGTTCCCACACTTATCGTCGGGGTTGTTTGTGTTATTAAGGAACCGTTCACGTACAAATTACTCGTCGTTCCGTCATAGTTTACGGCTAACGTATACTCCCCAGAAACGTGCGTATTTGCCGCGATATCAAAATCACCCAAGGAAAACGCGGTCCCGAACGTCGTGTGTATCTCACCACCCATATTATTGTGGTTACTACACTTATAGTATATCGTATCGGGGACGTCGTATGGTACCGTAAATACGTTATTCACCCAACCTGTCGTGTATTGCACCCCATCCTTGGATGTCGCTAACACGAGAGGGTGTCCACTATTCGAAGAATCGCTCTGGTCGAACGTATACGTTTCCCCGCGAATGAACCCGAGTGTTGGTTTTGATTCACCATTAATATAAAACCTACTGTTTGAAACCGTTACCGTGAGTGTTGTCGGTGAACTCGCATTGTTTGCCGTAAGTTCGGCCGAAAAACTCGAAGGTATACTTATACTTTTCTCGATCCGTTTCTTACGCGATTCGCGTCTATTAAAACGCGCACCGATACTCGAGTTCGATAAACCGTTATACCTTTTTACGTTACGTGCAAGTTTCGTAGTCGCGACCGTAAAATCTAAGTTAAGTGTCGGTTCTTGTATTGTCGTCGTAGAAACGTCGAGCGTTTCGCTCGGGGCTTCTTCACCAATCACAATAGTAGTAGTTTGGTCGGGTACCGCCGTTGATCCGGCTAAATCAGCATCTTGTGCTACGAACTTAAGTATGACTATACCCGAACCACCGTTACCCCCGTAATTGTTACCTTGGTAATGTGCACCACCACCGCCGCCGCCACCCGTATGTTTACCAGCGTGACCACCGGGTGTATTTGTTTGGATATTGGTACTACCACCACCGCCGGCTCCACCGGCAGTCAAACCACCCGTACCACCGGGGTTTGTTCCTACGGCACCCCCACCACCACCGCCTTTACCACCGTCACCACCGTTTATAGTATACCCACCACCTCCACCACCACCGGACCACCAATACTCCGTTCCTAAAATATCCGAACTTAAACCATCACCACCTTTTGGTTCGGAATTTGCACTCGCTCCAGCTTCACCTGCACCACCACCACCACCCGAGTAGTGACTAGTGTTTGAACTTCCACCAGTATTACCTTGACCCGAAACGCCCGTACCACCAGGGTTATTTCGACCACCAGAACCGTACCCAGAAACACCACCACCGGAACCACCATTACCACCGTGTTGACGATCATCGTTATTGTGTGAATATCCACCACGTCCACCACCGTATGCAGTTTCACCAGATATACTCGAATCACCACCATTATATGCTGGTGTATTGTAACTGTTATTATCAGAACCTTGTTGTTGACCTAAAATGTTTGTTTGATTTTGCCCGGGTGCACCTATACCCCCTCGACCTACAACGACCGTCTGTTCACTCGCCGATATATCTTTACTCGCTATTGCAAGAAAACCACCGGCACCACCACCACCACCCATATTCATACCACCACCACCACCACCACCGACTAAGAGCATTCTCGCTCCGGTTATGGTACCGGGTGGTGTCCACGTATACGTCGTATTACCGGGTGTATGTCCACCACTTCCGGCGCTAGTATCCGTACCCGACGGTTGGTTTAGTGTAGCCGAACCAAGTGTTCCCCAAGAGTAAGTCCCTGTAGGTGTATCCGAATACACATGTCCATTCGTCGCAGCTGTAGTTATAGAGCCATCACCGTGTGGATCGTCACTATTCGCGAACGTATCGTGGTGGAACACCAATGTTGCACTCACAGACGCACTCAATGGCGCCTCGTCCTCGATCGTATTATCTTCACTCGTCGCCGTTGGTTGCGTCGAAACATCTATCGCGTTCGTTAAAAAGGCCTGCGTTGCCGTCGTAAACACCGACAGGTACGTTCCCGTATTCTTTATGATAACGTTCGACGTTGACGTTGTTGCGTGAATGGGGTACGCCGTCGACCCTTTATATATGTTACCTACGGTACTTGTACCGGCCGGTACGTTCGAAACCGTTATCGTTTTTGTAGTATCGTAGGTTTGGGAAGGGGTGGTTGCTGTTATAGGTAACATCATAAGAACAATACCCGAACCACCGTTACCACCATCCCCTGTTTCATAACCATACGGATCGAGACTGGTAGGAGAACCTCCTTTTCCATCGCGAGAACCACCACCACCACCACCCGTATGGTCCACACCTTTCTCTCTTACACCTTCCGCAGTACCCGCATTATTACCACCACGTCCACCACCACCTTGACCACCGGCACCACCACCGGTTCCGGTTTGGCTACAACCACCACCACCACCCGCAAACCAACCTGAGACGCCATACGTCGTTCCAAAAACAGACGATTTATCTACACCTACACCACCCACACCACCTGTATTAGCACTTGAATTTTGACCTACACCACCTGCACCACCACCACCACCGCCGGCCCAACTACTATCGTACCCACTACCACCCGCATTACCTTGTCCAGTTGTTCCAGCATAACCATTCGTTGAACCACCGCCACCACCACCACCGGAACCACCAGTTGATCCCGCTATACCATTATATGAAACACCGTGACCACCACCGATAGCGTCGTCTAATCCCGTAAACGTTGTATTGTTACCACTATATGCGGTAGTACCATTGCCATAATCACCACCAATACCACCATTACCCACAACAATCGTCTTCTGTCCCGATAAACTCTGGTTCGTGTAGTGTAATAAACCACCAGCACCTCCACCACCACCGACCTGTTTACCACCTCCACCACCACCGGCAACCATTAACACGTCCGAACCTGTTATATCACTTGTTGGGGTCCAGGTATACGTGGAATTTGTGGTCGTGTTCGACGCACTACCTAAAGTACCCCATGTGTACGTCCCTGGTGCCGTATCAGCAAAAACGTGTCCGTTCGTCGCCGCTACCGTTACTGAACCGTC